CATCCTGTACTGCATACTAGTTTACAGTAGAGAATTGATTAGTTAAAATATGTCCGACTCATGAGTGAGACTACAGCCATGCGCAGTAGGGAAGCTGCAAGTGCTTCAACGACTCCAATATATACGGAGAGTAAGGTATAAAGATGACCACCCTGTGTAGCGCAGGTGCGAGAACAATAATGACGTTTGAACAACTCGCTCGGGAGCGTTACCCGATCTCCGTCCACTGGACTGATAGCTAATTGGTAAAGCACTTTCTGATCAAAAGCAATGTTGGTTCGATTCCAACTCAGTTCACCTATTCCGGTAGGTAACGAGCGAAAGCTCAGGGCTCCGGCCCAATAAAACAGGAGGCTTAATGCTTGAATCCAATCTCGTAAAAAAACTTCACAAGCTATGTGCTAAAAACAATCTCCTATACCTAAACATCAAAGATAAAAACCTCAATGGTTTCCCAGATTCACTTGTCGTAGACAGAGATGGTAAACACATATGGTTTGAGTTAAAACGTGAGGATGGACTTGGAAGCGTAAGTCCTATCCAAGTGTATCGACATGTTGAGATGAAAGGTTTCAAAATGGAGATACATGTTGTCGACTCGATCGACCAAATAAAGGAGATATTATGTCTATAGATTATGACACTTATCTAGCAAGAGAAACTGAAAAACATATGAGAGAACCCTTGTGGTACTCAAACTGTTGTAGTGCTGAGATGGAACACGATGACGTGATCTGTCCAAGCTGTAAAGAGTACTGTGACATAGTCTCAGAAGACGACTTTAACGAGGGTCAACTGGAAGATATCGCAGATCAAAAAATGGAGCAACGACGTGATGAGCAACGATGATTTACAAGTAAACATTAAAGGTTGGCTACGTGATCGTAAGATAACAGTCAATGGAAGTTCACAAGCACAACTGGTGAAACTCGGTGAAGAGTTCGGAGAACTGTGTGCAGGTATTGCTAGAGGTGACAAAAAACTTATCGAAGATTCTATCGGTGATATGTTCGTAGTCATGATGGCAATCTCAACTATAGAAGGGCTGAACATGAACGAATGTATCAGAACAGCCTGGCATGAGATAGAGCATCGTAAAGGCTATCTCAATGAGTCCGGAATTTTCATAAAAGAAGAGGAGCAGTAATTATGCCAGAATTAAGTAAAGACCCCACTATTTGGGGCAGAGTAGAAGACATTGCCAATATTGGTACTATCTCAGACAAAGCAGGATGCCTTATCATTAGTGATAAGGGTGAACTGATGAGTCTTGGTTATAACAACCTTGTCAACGACGAAAGAGGTATTGTAAATGCTATCTGGATGGCTTTACAAGCACTACCAAAAGACTCTCCGGGTAAACAGATGTATGCCTATATGACTCATGACGTAGACGGAGATCTTCTCGGTTTACTGAAGAGTTACTGTGCAAACACATATGTAGCAGACTCAGTTGAAGATGTATCTGAGACTGAGACTGTCGAGTACCCAGAAGATGAAGATGAGTATCCTGAATCATATCCAGATGAAGACTTCAACGAACCAGAGCATGACGATGGTGTAGATGCAATAGCAAACATCATCAATAATCGAACTCACCGTAACCAAAACTTCGGACCAGTAGCAGCGTCTACACAGATGCTAAAAGAGTTTGCTCGTGGTAAAGAGAACTGGGATGCAATGGACCAGGAGATGAGAGAAGCCTTAGATCTAATCTTTGGAAGTATCAGCCTGATCCTAAATGCAAACCCATACATCCAAGATCATTGGAGAGATATTGAAGCTCACGCATCGATTATAGGGAGTGGACTTGAAGACGTTAACTAGAATACTAAACTTCGATGACCATAGAGACTCGGATAAGCCGAACTCTATCTCGGTTACAACGCTGATGTCTTCTATGTATAAAGCACAGAAGTATCTGGACAGAGCACCTAAGAACTGGTCAACAGATCTAGTGCTCAACAGAAGCTCGTTTCTAGGCACTGCAGCTCACAACCGTATGGAGATGATTCTCGGTCAATACCCAGAGTATGACTTAGAAAGATTCGCTGAACGTGAAGTTACGGTCGATGGTATAGTATATACGATCGCAGGTAGCTGTGACGTGCTTGAAAAGCAAGATGGAGGTACTTGGATCATTATGGATCTAAAGACCTTCTACGGCAAAGAGCGTAAGCCTGAGCAGCTAAAGAAAGATGCATTGCAGATGTCTATGTACCGATGGTTGAACCAAGACCAATTCGATATCGTAGATAGAGCATGGGTCCTGGCTATCAGTCAAAGCAACAACTATATCGATGAGATACCAGTTGAGTTGATGAGTCTAGAGGAAACTCAAGATTACATTGAAACAAAATTGTGGGCTATTGCCAACAATGATAAAGCAGATTGCCGGGAAGGTGTTAAATACAACCCTTGTAACTACTGTGAGTATGAATGCGAGGAGCGCAAAATATGAAAACAGAAGACTTAGTTGCCTACACAAAACGTGTAGACGAATATAAAGACAAGATCAAAGCATGTGTACCAGAAGAAAAACGTGAGGAAGTCGACAAGCTTCTTGAAGAAGTCCTCACACTTATGGCACAGATCTCAACTGATATTGCAGTTGAGCAAGCACTACAAGCATTTGTTGCTCAAGTGAAGTCAGCAGCTGAAGCTGGACAAGCTATGCAGGAGAAAGACAATGGGACAGATTAATGTACCAATGCTTCTTATCGGTCCGTCAGGATCTGGTAAGAGCTCAAGCTTACGCAACCTACCACCAGAGAAAACTGTGATCTTAAACACGGAACGTAGACCTCTACCATTCCGTAAGTTTATGAAGTTCAAAAACATCAATATCAACAAGTACAAAGATCTAAAGTCCAAACTGAAGCTGCTTGCAGGTGAAGAGGGCAAGGTCTACGACTATGTTGTAATCGACTCTATGACTAGCCTTCTTGAGATCATCAATAAGTACTCAGAGACTGTGTACAGCGGATATAACATCTGGTCTGAATACAACTCAATGGTATATGACATCTTGCAAGAGATCAAAGAGTTACCTCAACAAGTAATCGTTACCGGTATTCCAGAGTATCTGGAGATCGAAGCTGGAGAGCAGAAAGCTTTCCTAAAGACCAAAGGTAAAGAGTGGAAATACAGTCTAGAGAAAGAGTTCTCTATTGTACTACACACACACCTGGTCGACAACGATGAAGGTGATATCACAGCATATCAGTTTGATACACGTCCAAGTAAACATACAAGTGCTAAAACACCTGATGGTATGCTACCTGACCGTTACATCGAGAACGATATTCTTATTGTAGATGCAGCTAAAAACGAGTACTACTCGGATGACAGCTGACCACAAGAAGCAGATAATCTCTACACTCAAGCGTGAGCTTGGGAGTGGAAGTGCATTAACTGACTTCTCACAATCCCTCAGAGAGTTGAACTTAGTTGATCTAAGTCAAGATGAGCAGCTTGAGAAAGCTGCAAGTGATGGAAGTCTTATGACCTACCTCACACACTACAGTTTAGGCATCATTCCTAAACTTATAGAAATAAAATACAAGGAAAAATAATGAGTAATATGTTTGAATTTAACGAAGAAAAAGCAATGGAACAATCGTCAGGTGGATACTTAGAAACAGGTGTACACACTGGTAAGATCTTAGCAGCAGTCCTAGAGACAGCATCAACTGGTACAACTGGTATCAAATGGATCATTCAAGTAGAAGGTCAAAAGTTCCCAACAACTGTATACGGTTTCTGGACACACAAAGCTAATGGTGATGAGATCTTCAACGCTAAGACTGTCCAACGTCTAATGGGTCTCAATAAGATGAAGAAGCTTACTGTAAAGAAGCAAGAGATCGAGACAAAGAACGGCAAAGAGACAGTTGACTGTTACGCTGAGTTCAAAGATCTGCCAGTAGTGGTATCACTTCAGAAGGTACTTGACTATTACAACAGTGAAGTAAACGAGAAGAAGTTTGAGATCAAAGAGTTCTTCAACGCTAAGAACCAGACTTATGCTGAACAAGTAAAAGACGGTCCAGCTAAACAGTTTGCATACCACTCAGAGAAACTCAAAGATGGTGCAACTGAAGCATACAAGAAGTTCATCGCTGATGGCGGAGCTGAAGAGACTACAACTGAAGCAGGCGAGCCTGAAGACGATGGTGTGCTCTAACTACGACAAACTCGATAACAAGTCTAGAATAGGTATCACTCGTGATGCCACAGTAGAGAAAGTTCTGCAAGGAGCTTCTCTACCAATATTTCTGACAGGTTCATTCGAGACCAAGACGAAGACTTTCTTCAAACCAAAGATACCAAAATCAGGTAAGAGTTTCTATCGAGGAATCTATATGAGACCTAACAAGGGTTTTGCATATCTATACGATAAAGAGACTACAGTCTTCATCGCTTCACTACACAGTCAGATCAACCCTAAAGAGTGGATCGACAAGAACTATGACGAAATAATAAGGAGAGTCAATGGACCAATTTAACGATAAACAGATGGGCGTAATGCTCAACACTGAAGGTTACAACGTATCTGATAGATACAATGTTATTAACACTATGGACGTAGTCCAACGCTTTGAACGCTTCGGATTTGAACTGAGTAGCATTGATGCTGCAAATGTGAGAAACATCGAGCGTCAAGGTAAATCAAAACATATGGTTCGTATGAGAGCTGACTTTAAAATGCCAGGTGGATTACAGCCAGAGGTGATCATCAACAATAGTTATGACGGAACGAAAGCACTGAATATCCGTATCGGAATCTTCCGCTTCGTATGTTCTAACGGTATAATTGCTGGTCATAACCTTGTCCCAAACTTGCAGGTAATGCATAGCAATCGTAACTGGGAAGATGAAGTGAATAACTTTATTGACAGTTATGAAGCAAAGAACCGTTTGCAATCAGAGTGGGTAAAAGAGATGGAAGATCGACAGATGAGTCTTGATGAAGCCTATTTTATGGCAGAGCAAGCACTGAAGATCCGTCACATCGACAAGCGTATTGACAATGAAGCAGTTGATCCACTAGAGCTACTGTTAGTCAAGCGTCGTGAAGATAAGGGTGACTCAGCATGGAATCGTTTCAACGTAATGCAAGAGCACTTAGTACAAGGCGAGTATCGCAAGTACGACAACGATGGGTCTATGCGTAAAGCCAAGATCCTAACGAGTGTAGATGAGCTTGTACGCTTCAATGTGGGACTGAGTGACATGTTTGCAACTCAGATCAAGCTCTAATGAAAACTGAGGAGTTACAGGACTTATTGTCCACACTCTCCAGTTCAGTAGAGCACCTAAAAGAGAAGCTTGACGATGTCTCATCTGAGATTACAAAGATCAGTGACAGCATTCAATCATACGATGAGTCTCAAGTGGTAGCGGAAGCTATCACAACTGAGAATGCAAAAGATATAGCTCACACTATTATTAATACTGCACATCTGAATGAAGTCGCAGAGACTCTGTATCAAGAACTAAAATACTGGAAGGAGTATCAACGATGAGTGATAACATACATTTGCGAAATGCAGAGATGGTCAGAGAGAAGATCGATCATCTACTACCCGGTAAGGGTCCAATAGACTTCACCAAGCTAAATATCCATGTACAGTTTCTAATCAACTGTTCAAAAGATATCAGCTCAGGTGTTCCACTTAGTATGAGCAGCTTAATCGCTCAGTACACAATGGCTAATTTTGCCAGTCAGTTTCAATACAAGTTTCAACTTGGTAACAGCAAGATTCCAACAAATGTAGTTGGATTCCTTCTAGCTGGTTCTGGAGCATCTAAAGATTCAACAGTAAGTGCTCAGGCAAAAGCTATGGATCCAGGATACCTAATCATCGAGCAACACCGTAAAGATGCTGCAGTAGATACGGCAAAGCGTAAAGCTGAAGAGCAAGACGGAGAAGACGGTACAGCATGGGGAAAATACTATAGAGAGCCATTGCCATTAGAGAACTCTATCTCTACGGTAGAGGGTCTTACAAGCAGACTTAACGTATTCGCTAAAGACGGTATAGGTATGCCAAGTGTGTACGTTGGTGAGCTAGGTAGTGAACTCCAATCGAACCCTAATATGTCAGACAATATCAGACTCATATCTGAACTGTTTGACGAGGGTAACAAAAAGAGTAAAGCCATCAAAGACAATGAGCGTCAAGATGCTGAAGTGAAAGGCATGGGAATGAATGCTCTGTTCGTTGGATCTGAAGACAATATTATACTTGATAAAAGTGTAAGTCTGAAGTTCAAGACAGAGTTTGTGACTAAGCTTGCTCGTCGATCTATATTTGTTTACCCAAGCAAAGAAGAGTTCGAGGAGTGCATCATCAGTTATGCTGACTACGATGACATGACAGCAAAGCAGGAGACTTTCGAGGATCTTGCAGCTGAAGGTAAAGCATTTATCGGCTCTGCTGTAAATGATATCGCATCATCACTCGTAGAATCTGAACGTCGTATTCTTGACATAGATCAAGATGCATTACAAGCATTCAAAGACTACAAGATGTACACCAACAGTCTCGGTAATGGTATCGACTTTATCCATAAGCCGGTACAACTGGAACAACTCCATCGCAGTTGGAAGATGCTGAAGCTTGCTTCGGTATATGCTATCTGGGATCTCAGCGAGTCTATTCAGATGGAACATATCAAAGAGGCTATCTACTATATCGAAAAGATCGGTGGATACCTTGAAAATTATGAGACCTATGCTCAGAAGGAAGCGTATGAATTACTATGCGATTACTTCCAGTTACATCCAGGTCATACACTGACACTGCACGAGTTGAAAAAGAGAGGGTTCATAAGTGGAAACACCAGTTTGGACGCAAGAGTCAAAGAACTTATTAAGTTGGCAGACAGCCTTGCTGGATCGGATGGTATTATCAAATATGAAAACGATGTCATGTCGTACAAGCCATTTGAAAAAGTTGGCGACCACTGGGCAAGTTATGTCAAGGTGTCGGGGACGAAGCAAGAGCGTGCTACACAATGTCATGCAGGGTTCATTGCAAAAGAGACCACCTTCGCAAAGTTATCAAGCTTACTATCCAATGACACTGCTTACACGCCGTTCAAGTTCCAGGATGGAAGACGCAAGAACGACAACATTATCTCTGGTGCTACTTGGGTTGCTCTAGATGTAGATGATAGCGATATCACTATTGACGAGATGCACGACATGATGGACGGTACTAACCACCACATATCAACCACAAGTGATGCAGCTAATCCATACAAGTTCAGAATAATCATCGAGTTTAACAACATCGTTGACCTACCTGTACGAGAGTGGAAAGCATTCGGTAAAGCTCTTGGAGCTGAACTGGGTATCAAGATCGATCCAGTTACATTCACGAAGAGCCAGATTATGTTTGGCTATAAGGGATCTAACGTATTGAGTCACACTAATGGTGATCCATATGACGTATCAAACTGTATCAAAGAGGCATCTAACAACGTAAGCGAAAGCTTTGCTAAAGAGATACCACTTACTACAACTAAACGTCGTGATATGCTTGACAATCCACTTGACACATTCGCATATGCGTTCAAAACTGAGCAGACTAATCGTTCACTCAGTATGTTCCGTATGTGGAAACATGGTATGGATCTCGGAGCTCCAAGCGAAGAGGTCGAACGTCTGATGACAGATCTGAACTACAACTTCTGGGAAGACCCGATTAGCGATAAGCGGTTCGACTCATATGTAGCACAGATGAAAGATGCATACGAGAAAGCAGGACGCAAGTAATGGAGAATACACTCAGCTTTATAGCTGGTGTGTTCACTATGCTGGTCTTAATATTCATATACATGTCAGTCATCGGACTGATACTATCAGTCATAATAGTTATTACACCATATGTCATCGTACTGATGGCAGGTGCAGTAGCTTATCAATTATTCCTCAA